TAGAAATTTTGTCTTTTATCTGCTCTGGTTTTTGTTTAGATTCATAAAATTTATTAAAGGGTAAGTTAAATTGGATAATTACCGGGGCGGTATTGTCTGTCTCTAATTTTTTCTCTATATCGGTATCGATCTTATGAATCTTTTTACCAGAAAGGTCAAATGTTTCAGTTTTTTGATATATTTGGAAACCATCAACTCCTTTTACATAATTAACAGTATCCTTACTTCCTTGAATTAGGCTTAATGATGTAGTTTTATCAGTTTCAAAGGTAAGATATTGCCCATCTCCGACAACAAGATTCTGTTTAATTGCTTCGCCTGTTGATTCACCAAACGAATTAACTCCAATCGCATACTGATTACTTGAAATAACTTGATAACCCAAAGCGTTTAGTGTTGATTGAGAAAACGTTTGCTCAGGTGTATTAACACTAAGAACCTTGTCCCTGGAAAACGAAGGTTGTGGTAATAAGTAAAAAAGGATACCAACAACGATTATTATTAAGGAAATTCTAACTTTTTTTGCACATCTGATTTATCTTTTTTAGAAAGATTTTCCTTAATGGAATCTATTGCAGTATGCATTTTTTTCTCTTTTGCTCTTGAAACTGAAGTTGCGGGCAGCAGCTGCCCGGCATTCGCCACGGCACTAAAGGCCGTGATCAGACCTATGCAGGAGGATATGTTTACAATGCTGCAGTTACCGTAGTAGCTGGTGCTTACACTATTACTGTTGGAGGAGGAGGAGCAGGAGGTACATCACCTGTAAATGGTACTGATAATTTAGGTGGCGGAGGGGGAGGTAGAACAGATAGTACTACTAAAGGTGGGGATGGTGGAGATGGAGTAGTTATTGTTAGATATACCCCTGGAGTTGCATCTAGTACAGCAGTATCTGCAAGAGTTGGAGTATATTGCTAAAAATATATGGCAGACGTTGTAAAAAAACTTTCACTATCAGATAAAGAGACTACCGAACTTCAGGGTGAAGTTATGGATGAATTGAGTTTGGATATTGATGAGAAGGAATTATCGGCTTTAATAGATAAAAAAATTGAATTTGCAAAAAAAGATTATGACAATCTTGATAGGATAAGAAGCGAGAATGAGAATTATTGGTTGGGAAAACAGATTGACAGGAAGAAATTAAGGGATTTTCAATCAAGAATTATAGAGAATGTTATTTTCCAGTCAGTTGAAACTATTATACCTATTATTACTTCTAAGCCTCCTGAGCCTGTAGTGCAGTCAGCCCAAGCTACTCCTGAATCGGCAGAATTGGCCCAACAGATTCAAAAGGTTCTTCTTGCTATGTTTGATGAGGAAAAGGTTAAGGGTAAGTTTCAGATGATTACCAGACATCTGCTTTTGTACCGTCTTGGGGTTTTGAAGTATAAGTATGACCCCGAAGTTGACGAGATAAAAACTGAGTGGGTCAGACCTCAGAATATTATAGTTGATAAATACGGAGATTTTGTGGCTGAATATCTTGATGAATCTATCTCCGATATTTTGGAGAAATTCCCTGAAAAGGTTGATGAGATTGTTAAGATATTTAATCTTAAAGCTCAGAAGAATGAAGATGGCAGTTACGATCCTACTACTATTGATAACAAAATGTTGGCTACTAAAATCAAATATATTGAGTTTTGGACAGATGAATATGTTTGCTGGAAGTATAAGAGTACGATTTTCAAGAAACTTAAAAACCCTAATTTTGACTATCGTGGAATTGAGAAACCTGTAATAGATGAGAATGGGGAAGAGATTGAAACAGAACTATATTTTTATAATTTCTTTGAGAAACCCAAGAAACCGTATATTTTCTATAACTGTTTCAATTTGGGTAAAACACTTTGGGATGATGTAAGTTTGGTAGAACAGGGTATGCCTCTTCAGGATGGAATAAATAAAAGACAAAGACAGATTGATGATAATGCTTCAGATAACGGAGTAATTGTTGGTTCTGGAGATTTTATTACTAAAGAAGAATTAGGAAAATATACAGGCGACCCTGGAGATAAACTTTGGGTAGAACATGGTAATCCTAATGAGGGATTAGCCAGACTTCCGGCTAAGCAAATGCCTAATTTTATTCCTGATTCTCTTATTCAGCTTAGGGCAGCCGTTGATAATGTCTTAGGTACTCATTCAACTACTCGTGGAGAGCGTCAGGGAAGGGAAACTTTAGGAGGCAGGCAGATTCTAAAACAAGCTGATTTTGGCAGAATTGACTTAATTGTCAGAGGTTTGGAACAGGTTGCAGATGAATTGTATAAGGCTTGGATGCACATGATTAAGGTTTATTATACCCAAGAGCATTATGCAAGGATTTTAGGAAAAGACGGAGCGACACAAGTAATTCAATATTCAAGGGATCATATTGAAGATGGGATTGAAATTTCGGTTAAAGAAGGTTCTACTCTTCCGGTTGATAAAGTTTCACAAAGGGAAGAGGTAATTGAACTTGCTCAACTAGGACAGGTTGATCCGATTACCCTCTTTGAAAAACTTGAATGGCCTAATCCGGTTGAATCGGCAAAAAGATTATTCTTATGGAAAACTGAACCTTTAAAGTTATTTCCTGATCTTGAAAAACAAATTGCAGAAGAAATGGCACAAAAAGGAGAACAAGCTAAAAAAACTGAACAGGAGAGACATAACTATACCATGATCGTGAAAATGGAGACTCTGCCTCCACAGGTTCAGGAAGAACTGTTAAAGCAACATTTTGATATTCAGTCCCAATTCCAAGACCCGCAACAGGTTGCTCAAGAGGAAATTCAAAGAATTAACTCTGGAGAGAATGTGCCTCCATATCCAAAAGCAGATCAGACTCATATTGCAGTCCATGAAGGTTTTATAAACTCCCCTCAATTTGATTCTTTAGATGCTCAAGTTCAGGCTTTACATCAGGTACATACTGAAGTAGAAAAGAGTCAATTACAGCAGGGAGGAGGTCAAAATGACGTTCCAGAGCCAAGCGCAGAGGAGATTCCTATGGGCCAAGAAACCGGAAATAGCCAAACGTTGGAGTAAAGAATATCCCAATCAGGGGAAACTTCCTGCTATTAAACGCAAACTCTCCAAGTATAAAAAACCTATAGACTACCGTTAGTCATTATCGAGTTGACTTGATTTCCTTTTAACCTTCGTTTTAATATCTCTCCAAAGGCTATTAACATCCCTTTCGTTGTCGCTACCAACGCTAAAAGAGCGTAGAAGGAGGCTATATGCCTGAAGATACTAATGTTTTTGGTGCAGTCGGTGATACCGAAATTGAGGGGGAAGCTCAAGCTACTCCACCAGTAGAAAATAAGCCTGAAGGTCAAGAGGGTCAAGCTCAAGACCAGAATATTCCGTTTCATCAGCACCCTAGATGGAAGGAAGTTTACGAAAAAGCAAGCAGGGTGGAGAACCTTGAAAGAGAGTTGGCTAACCTGAGGACTCAAGTAGGGCAAAACAGACCTGAAAGTAAGGAATGGGAGCCTAAGACTTGGCCGGAGGTTATCCAAAAGGCAAAGGAGGAGGTTTTTTCTCAGCTTCAACAGGCTCAACAAGCTGAACAGGGCCGGATAACGGCAGAAGATCAAGCATTGTCCAATGCTCTAGTTCAACTTAAAGATCAAGTTGGAGAATTTGACGAGCAGAAGCTCTTGCAATTTTGCTACGCTCATAAGATCGGGGATATTGCAGTAGGTTACGAACTTATGAAGAAAATTGACACAGCAGAAAAAACAGGAGAAAAACACGCTTTGAGAAAGAAAGCAGCTCCGATAGGTTCATCGGCTAAGACCGAAGGCGGTGCGAAACAATCTACACCATACCAATCTCTGCATAAGAGAAGTTTGGAAGATATAGTTAGCGATGCTGCTGGAAGAATTAGTTAATATTATTAAGAATTTAAATATTTTAAAGGGGGTGAGTCAAAATGACATTTGATAGTTATGTTCAATCGGTTACACAAGACGAAATTGTCCCAAAAATCGTTGATAATATACTTAATTCCAATGTTCTAACTCTTAGGATTCTAGGAAATGGAAAGTCTTGGAATGGAGAAACTCTAAAGTTTCCTTTTAAGTACCAAAAATCTACGGCTGGAGGTTCATTTTCAGGATTAGATACTTTTTCAACAACCAAAATCAATACAAGACAAGTTCTGTCTTTTGATCCCAGAGGTTACTACCAGTCGGTAGTTCTTCCGGGAATGGAAGTGGATGTAAATGCCACTCCGGCAGGAGTCTTGAATTTGGTGAAGGTAGAAATGGAATCAGCCCAGATGGATATGATTGATTCTATTGGCACTCTGATGTACGCAGACGGTACAGGCAATAGTAATAAGGATTTTTTGGGTCTTGATGCTATCGTGGATGATGCTACTTCGGTAGCAACCTACGGTGGATTAGCAAGATCAACTTATTCTATGTTAAATGCAACCCGAACTGCATCAGGAGGTACTCTTACACCAGCTCTTATGGGAGCATTGTATGATAACTGTGCCAGAGGTGGAGAAAGACCAAGTTTGATCGTTGCAACAGAAGCAATCTGGACAATCTATGAGGCGTTACTTCAGCCAACCGTACAGGCAAATTATGATGCCAAAGGTTATGCTCAGGCAACCCGAAGTGGAGTCGCAGAGAGCCGAGGGGCGTTGCAGGGAGAGATTGGTTTTGATGCTTTATTCTTCAGAGGAGTTCCATTTGTAAGGGATGAAAAATGTACTTCCCAAACACTTTGGATGCTGAACGAGAAGTATCTTAACTGGTACGGTCTGAAATCTCATAAATATTCCTCAATAAGTTTGAGTTCTTCAAACTTCCAGGGTGTTTATGAAGATGCTCCTAAAGCCACAGGCTTTTCATGGAGCGGTTTGAAAGAACCTACCAACCAGTATGCGGAAATCGGACAGATCATATTGGAAGGCAATCTGGTTTCAGCAGGGCCAAGATACATGGGTAGATTAACAGGAATAACAGGTTAAAAAAAAATATTGCTATTGACGAGCAAATTCAGGATAGCAGAAGGTTAAAAGAATTAGAGGGCCACCTTTTGCGGGTGGCCTTTTAATTCAAAACTGAAAGGAGGTGAAAAAATATTATGGGAAAAGCAAGTCAATATATTCCAGCTCTTAAATTCGGACATAAAATTTATCCCGAAGATTTGGCAGGAATGATAGGTTTACCCTATGTTGGAAAGATTTTCTACGTTGATCCATCAGCAGGAAGTGACTCAGCAGATGGAAGGGAACAGAGTAGGGCTCTTGCAACGGTAGCAGCTGCTTATGCGTTATGCACAAGCGGAGATCACGATGTAGTGGTTATTGCTCCAACAGGAGGGATAGGAAGAACAACAGAAACTACAGCTATTACATGGGCAAAGAGATTTACTCATTTAATTGGAAGTGCTGCCCCAGTTGCACAGAATATTCGTGCAGGTTTAACTTTTGACACAGGTGGTTCGCTTGTTGTTTCTGAACATGGTT